ATTACATCTAAAGAACTCGCGCAAAAAATGTTGAGCTTGAAAGACACAGTTCAACGAATAGAAGACGCAACAAAAAATAAAAATTGACATTTGAACTTGGAGTGTTATATTTATGGACATGATTGTGAATTACGAAAACAAACTTGACTATTCTGACGTTCTTATAGTCCCACAAACATCAAACGTAAAATCAAGAAAAGATGTTTCTCTAGAAGTAGAAACTACTTTTCGATGTGGTTCCTCGTGGCGAGGTGTTCCTATCATGGCTGCAAACATGACGACGGTGGGAACCCACAACATGGCGCTAGTTCTTTCTGAGTATGGTGTGGTTACTTGCTTAAAAAAAGGTGGGAACTATTATTCAAATTTTGTCACTAGCTATCCAGAAAAAGAAAAATATGTTTCATTATCATTGGGATTGGATTCTTCAAGCAAATTGTTTGTTGATAGTGCTGTCCTAAATGACCCTACGTTTGTTTGTATTGATGTTGCAAATGGTTATATGACCGAGTTTCATAATTTTACAAGAAAGGTTAGAGAAAAATGGCCCAAGTCGATTTTGATTGCTGGAAATGTAGTGACCCCAGAGGGGGTAGAGGCATTGTCACTAGCTGGCGCAGACCTCGTAAAAGTGGGAATAGGGTCGGGATCGATGTGCCTGACCAGGAGGGTTGCGGGGGTCGGATATCCTCAGCTATCCGCAGTGCTAGAGTGTGCACAGATAGCCGAAGCATTAGGTATTGGGATCGTTGCTGACGGTGGCATTATCTATCCCGGAGATTTTGCAAAATCATTTATTGCAGGCGCAGCCTTTGTCATGGCCGGTGGCATGTTTGCCGGCCATGACGAGTGTGGTGGTGAAATTAAACATGGTGAGCATGGAGAGCTCCGAATGTTGCATTATGGAATGAGCAGCAAAACTGCAAATGAAAAATACAACGGTGGGCTTTCTGATTACCGAGCATCGGAAGGACGAACCGTTGAAGTGCCATACCGTGGATCTGTACGAAATACGATACAGGAAATTTTTGGTGGGCTTAGGTCGGCTTGCTCTTATGTTGGCGCTTTTAACTTGCCTTCTTTATATGAGCATGGTAAACTGGTAAAAGTCAATCGCACAATTAACAACATTTTTGAAGATCACGAAATATGAATATCTTTGTACTCGATAATGATCCAGTAGAGTCTGCTCGCATGATGTGCGACAAACATGTTGTCAAGATGGTTCTTGAATCTTGTCAACTTCTTTCTACTGCACATCATGTTCTTGATGGTGAAGTTTTGATTGTTGATACTGGCAAACGCAAATACACAACAAGCATTTGCATTAAAAAAAATATTTGCAAAGCAACAATGATTAATCATCCATGTACCATTTGGACTCGGGAGACCAGAGCCAATTACCTATGGTTGTGGAAACATGCTCATGCCCTGGCAAATCAATATACGCAGCGTTATGGTAAAATTCATGCTATGGAATCAATGCTAATGGGCGAGCTATATGATGTTCCAGTAAATATTCCAAAAGGCAAACTTACACCATTTGCCCAAGCCATGCCAGATCAATACAAAGATGCGAATGCTGTTGTAGCATACAGAAAATATTATCTAAATGAAAAAGCTCGGTTTGCAAAATGGAAGTTTATTGAGGAGCCTGAGTGGTGGTCTGCAAAGAATCCTTTTGTCTCTTTTGACGATCTAATTCCGTTTTAGCGGCATTTGCAAGACGGTCCATTCTTTTATAGATTCCAGTACCTGTTTTTTTGGATTCTCTATAATCTTTTGCATCAATATAGTTTGTTGCAAAGCCAGAATAATTTCCCGCATTTAATTCTTTCAATGCTTTAGGAGATTTGCCCAACATTCCCCTAAAATGCTCGGAAAATAAAGTTGCCTGTAACTCTGGCGTAAAGGTTTCAAAATTTGGAACCATTTTTACTACTTCTGGCAATCTTTTTTCAACATCTATTTTTAACGCTGCCATAGCCTCATCAGATGTGATTTTATCCTTTCCAGTTAAAACATTTTTAACTCTATTGGGGTCTTTAATAACTTGCCCCCACACTTGTGAAGAATTGGGACCAACCAAATGTCCGTGACCCAATGTTGCGAGTCCTTTGCTATCTTTGTACACTGATAAAATTTTTTGCTCATTTCCGGCTGATTCGTCTTGTATCAATGTAGTGCAAATATTATTAATATCACATTTAATTTTTGGGGGTGATGTAGATTCCAGTAAAAATATTTTAAATGATTTCATTGGATTAATGCTTGCTATTAGTATGATGCTAAGTATAATAGTTCTTATCATTTTATAAAGGAAACAAAATGAACGTAAAAGTATTTAGATTAAACTCAGGCGAAGAAATTTTAGCAAGATATGAGATGACCGATTCACATGTTGTATTAAAAGATGCAGCAATTTTAGTTCCTGTTGGTCAAGGACAAATTGGATTGATGCCGTGGATGATGTATACTAAGGCATCCAAGGGAATTGAAATTCCTCTTTCGTTTGTTGCGTTTAGCGTTGATCCTCTCGATGAACTCAAGACGCAGTATGATAACAGTCTTAATAAAGGAATCGTTGCTCCTTCTGGTGGTTTGAATAACGGGCCACCGCTGAAGCTGACGAAGTAATGAATGACTTTGGACACTATTATTGAAACGTACATGCCCATTGCCAAACCGCTTTCAATGGCAATGGAGAGACAAAAGAAGCACATTTCACTAATAATTTTTAAGCGCAAAATTATCGCGGTGGGTCAAAATATTTTTAAGACCCACCCCGATACTTTGCGTTTGGGTTATAGAACAGCTGATATGCATTCTGAATTGGATGCATTTAGAAAAGTTCCAAAAAGTCTCAGAGGAGAAAAACTAATTCTTGTAAATTTTAGATTTAACAGATTTGGCCATTTTAGAAACTCTAAACCTTGTTCAGTTTGTGCAAAATGGTGTGGTGAAGTTTTTCACAAAATTTATTATACCGATGACAATGGTCTCCAGCGACTCTAAATAATTAACAAACTAGGAATAAATTATGTCATGCATTAAAGTCATATTAAATTTTCAAAATGAAATTAAACTACACCACTGGGGCACACAATCATATGCTGCTCATATGGCGTTAGGCGCACTTTACGAAGGTTTAGATCCCTTACTTGATGAGTTTACGGAAACTTATATGGGAACTAAGGGAAGACAAGACATTAAAGAAATAAACACTTTGACACTTAATGGTCCATTTAAAATTTCTATAGATTCTGTGTTATCATCGTTTGAAGATTATCTTAAAAACGAATTACCAAACGAAGTAAAAGAAGATCAAACAGCATTGTTAAATATACGTGATGAGATGCTTGGTTTGGTACAAAAAACAAAGTATCTTCTGACATTAACGTAAGGAGTTAAAAATGAAAATCCCTGAGCTAGTTTACGAAATTCGAAACTTGGCTCGCAAAGAAGAAGATCCCCTTAAAAAGGATCTTTTTTTTCAATGCGCCAAATCACTAGAAATTCTTGGAAATCTTGCCAAGGTCGCAGATATAGGAGTTGCCGAATATAAAAATTCTAAAGATTTAAATACGATAGAACTTGATGGCAACATAAAACATTATATTGATGAAGTAACTCTCGATATGCTTGACGAGCACATTGATGCGTTGGTACATTATAAATTTATTTCTTTGGATGATCGTTGGCCTTATGGAAACAATGAAATTGTAAAATTTACTCCAAAGTATTTAAAATCTCAAATTGTAAAAGATTCTAATACTGAATAAATTTTTTGTGGAATGGTTCGATGACTTAACACAGCCATAGATGAAGGCATTATTTTTAATACCACTGGACTGTGGTAGGGGCTTTTCTTGTAAGAATAAAATTTACGAGTTTTTTCCATCATAAAGTGACTATAAATGTAGCAGTGTGCTTTTTTAGCATACATCTTTTTGTCGATTTGTAAATTAAATTTTTTAATAACTTTAATTGCTCTTTTTTCGCAGTCTCTTTCCATTGCCCGAACAAGAAAAAATGCCCGTTTAAGTTCTTCTGAGGTATATTCTTTTCCTTGAAACCACGCATCAATTATTAAACCTGCTTGATCGGATTTTTGATAAATTTTAGAATTGCCAATGTATTGCAAAAAATGACAATATTCGTGTACCAGTGTACAGATAAAGTCTGTAGATTTTTTTGCAATTTTTATAACTTTTTCAGACTCTGAAAAATAACCAACAGCTCGGTAACCCCCAACATTTACCATTCTTCCACGGCCAATGATAAGCTTGATACCGTATTGTGCCAGATGATTTTTCACATAACTGACAAACTGATGATTCCTGGTGCCCATGGCGGTCTCCTCAGTTAATATTATTTAGGGAATTGCTTGACAGTCAAGAGAAATCTGTTATTATATTAAAACTTCTTATAAGAAAGGAAATTTATATGGAAATTACTACAGTTGATCGTCCTACCAAGATTCAAAGAGTTTTTGATTACATGCGTTCCGGGTCTCCCCTGAGTGCCGGTGCAGCACGGAAGCGTTTTCGTGTGCAGAACATGCGTGCCACAATGCACGATCTTCGTGAGGCTTTTGATAAGTTTGAGATGAATTACACGGTTGTCCGAGAAATTCGAAACGGACGCTCTTATTACAGAGTTACGCGTAATCGTTCGCGCTAATCAAATTTTTTGAAAAAGTTGCAAAAACTCCCCTGCAAAGGGGAGTTTTTGTTTTTATACTAAATATATTGTGAGAACTTTTTATGCCTAAAAAAGCTTGCTGCTGCAATAAACCAGATAAAACAGCGTTTTGCTGTGACCCAATTTTTTTTACAGATTTTATAACTTTATATGGTGATGATATGGCGCAGCACGCTGAAGTCAGTCCAGATGACTGGGTTGGTTTGGTTGTGAATCGTCCTCCTGTTGGAACATCAAATTTTATTCGTTTTACCGATCCTCAAATCACAACTCCCTGCAATTGCTGCTGCAACGGTTGCAACTAAATTATGGCTAAAGACAGAGAATCCAATTTTACAGATCGCAGTCTTATTTCATGGCGAGATAGACTTGGTTTTATGTTTACTTCAAAGGCCTTTGTAAGTTCCACAAAATCAAAATCAGATCAAAATAATTTAAGCCGACAACGAAGTGTAAATTCACGTATTGGATTCAGTGCAGTAAATGGAAACACCTTTTCTTTTGTACCAGAAAGCGTTTTAGCCACTCCATTTTCAGGTGCAACTAGTACTGGATTTGTTCAAACAGACAGTTTAATCCCCATAGATTTTGAAAATCCTGTGGAGACGGTACCGTGCAACCACCATGTTGGCGATTGGTTAGCTGGAGATTTTAATAGTCCAAGACATGCCGAATGCAATAAAGCTTGTTGTAAAGGAGATTATTTTAGGGCATCCATGCCAGGAGCCCAACCCATATACTTTGCATATCGCTATACGGGTTGCCATTTTACTTGGTATCCTAGAGAATATAGTTTTGGCAAAGATCCTTATATTTCACAATGCAACGGATTTTTGACCAGACGAAGACAGCTTGATGAACTTGGACAAGAAATTCCTGGCAGCTCGGTACTAAGCCAAAACTCATGTTCTCTTTGGGCGTATCAAAGACGTTTGGCCGGATCAAATGATCCCAGCAACTTTGTTGACAATTGCATGAATAATGCAATTGACATAGATTTTTCCTTGGGAATTGGCGGGGACGGTCGTTTTCCCTGTGCATGTGTTCCGATGCCACACATTCACGGTGGCATAAATGATTCTCTCTACAACAGAACAAATGTAATGCTTACACCATACCAAATGGGTTACGTTTCCAATATGGTTCCGTTTTCTCCTCCAATGGAGGGACTAGAAGAAGCTGGATGCTGTTGGTGTGCATCTACCGCCAATCCAAGTGGTTCGTGGGATAACTATTCTAAACAAAGAAAAGGTTGTTTTAGAAACACTTATCCATATTTTGATGGAAAGGGTCGGATTATCAGTCAGATAAATTCTTGTCAGCCTGGTATTAATTGCTACTATTTTCCTGGAGAAGACCCATCTGGTGCTGCAAATCTTGCGGGAAATCCAAACTACAAACGCTCATGTTATCAATGGGGAATATCCCCATACTTGTTGCGAATTGCCAGAACGCAATACAGAATGGCCTATGAAATATGGAGACACGGAAAAAATGCTGATTACTTGCATGATTTTGGTACTTTATTCCGGGTCAACTCCATACAAAGAAATGATAGAAACAGGGATTTGACAATAAGTTTTAAAAGAATTTCGGGAACCAAATCTAAACTACGAGATCAATATATAGGGTTTATTCAGCTTGAACACCACTTTGAATGTTATGCATTTAGATCGGATGAGGGTAGTCTTGCGATTGAATTAAAGGCAGTATTAAACCACTGTTCTCTTTTGATTCCTCCGTTTGAGCGTGGTTATGGTGGTAAATATACTCCAACCGAAGGTGGAGTTTACAGATACACTCCTTGGGGTTATGACTCCGTGCTTTACCAAACCAAACGTGGTGTCCCACGCCGCGTAATGTACGCTGGATCTGGTATACCCATTTTCCATTTTGATTTAATAAGAATGGAAAGAATATGTCAGGCTGATTCTGCAGTTGGCCAGGATTCACCGGTAGGTGAATTTGTTCCAGAAACATTTTTATCACATTATTACCGGTATTTCTTTTCCATGATTGCATGGTCTGCTCGCGATTGTTCTGAACCAGACGGCCCGGAACCGATTGAATGGGATTATTCACACTTAATTAACTCATTTGATTATGTTCGTTATTGGTTAAAGCAAATGGTTAAAACTGGTGTTTTAAGAATTAAAGATCATGCAATTGACATTGCAAGGGAAACAAATACCATAATAGCTTCTGGTACTTATACCACGAATGCACAAGGAAATCAAGAAATTTTAATTCCAGATGCCGTGTCACTTGAATGCGGGGGACTTAGTGGTTACTTAGACATTCTTAATTTTTTTGGTGTTTGTGCTGGTCAACAAAATGCAATCACTCCAAAAATAGTAAAAGAAAAACTTTTAAATCCTCAAGGTCTCAATAGCCCGGGATACGCAACCGGTGGTGCTTGGGGATCTAGTCCTTCAGCAACACCTGCAACAATGAGAGCTTTTTTGCCGAGAAGAGCGAGGTTGCCACTTTCTGACACAAGAAGTGGTATTACGGCTTGGGGTTGTTGTGGTAGCATAGGCCCCACTTTTGGTCAGCTTGGGTTAACTTGTCCCGCATACATTCGTCCAAACAATCCAACAGAAAGCGCAATTTTTGTTCCTCCGCAGCTTAATGCTACTGGAGCAAATGATGTGTGGTCATCACTTAGCCATGTAGCTTTGTTTAGTGGTTTGGCATCTACATTTGTGTTGGATATTACCGGCAAGCTATCTGTATTTGGAGGCGTACCAACCAACGGAGATCAACAATGTTCTCAAAGTGCAAATTCCTTTACGATGTATCCGGATGCAATTGCATGTGTTCCTTCATACTTAAGTTCTGCTTCTTTATTTCAATGTGACCCGAACATCTCAGAATCTTGTTCGTTAATCGCGCAGGACAACATTTACATTCCAGATGGAACAGTAATAGATTTGGCAGCATCATCACCAAGGTTTGCAGTCGCTCTTTGTGATTTTCAACGTAGGGGTGTTGGTTGTTTTTGTGCACAAACAGAGGAAGATCCACAGTGTGCAATAAATTCTTCGGTTGAAATTGGAGATACAACTACCGGAACTTATCTTTCATATAATTGCAATGGGGCAAATGTTGGTTGGGTGAATGTTGGTGGTGGACAGCTTGCATGTTTACAAAATGAACCTTTCTGGGTGTTGCCGGGTCCATTGGGTACGGTAATAGAAGGCCCCAGAACATCTATTGGTCCCCGAGTTCAAACTTATAGATTAAAATCTTGGGGATCGTGGTCTCGTGTTTTGGGCACTTTTAGTTTAGCATGGGAAGACGCAAATCTTTATGGTATGGGTCTGGGAAGTTCAAGTCCATCCGATCCAACCCGTGGCTATGATCCAGAAATAAATCCAAACAATCTTCGTTATCCTGGGACAAACACTTGGTTTATATGGCAAAAAGTAGCTTCAGGACTTTATCACTGTGCAGCTATCGATGATTTTGGTGGAATATTTGTAACACCACAAAGTATTAATTTAAGCGGCCAAGCGAATAAAGGTAAACCGCTAGAATATAGCAGCATTCGTAATAGAGATCATAAAGGATTTGAATCGCGGTTTAATTATTTTAACCATGTTCCAAGACCTGGTTATGTAAAAGAAGATGAATGGAATCAACTTTTCTATAATGCTGTTACGTCAGTGGCATCAACATGGCGTACTCGTTGTGAATGTTATGAGGATGTAGATTCCTTCTGTCTAAAAGAAAATACGATACCTGGTGGAGGATTCGGAAACGGAGTTCAAGATTGTTATGGAATACCAATTACTCTGCCAGGTGAGGGGGGAACTTGTGATCCAAACGGAGTTGGCAATTGTTTTCCTTTCCCTTATCTTTATGACCAAACTTGTTTTCTTATGGGATCCTTGGTACAAGGCCCAGGAGAAGCTGGACAAGCGGCATACAGAGATAGTCAACCACAGTATATTGATGTTGCGGCTGGCCACTACAATACAATGCTGTTAACGAATGAAAATCGAATTGAATTGTATGGCACCTATTACCAAATTGATGAAGATGGAAATATTTTGGGCCCATCATTTGGCAATACATTGGGATTTGCGTGTTTTGTACCACCAGAAGTACAAGCCTTACAAGGAAACTGGAATGTTACATATGGTTGTCCAATATATTGCAAACCATTTGAAACTACTTCAAATCCTGTTCCAGATGGGGTCACCATTTCACCAATAATAGGGGCCACATACAACGAACCTACAATTGGTTCAAACATCAAAATAATTCGAAGTTCTGCAGATTATAGCTTGTGTGTAACTGAACAAAATGATCTTTATATCTGGGGCGATGCAAGCATGGTTCCTGGAAAATATGATCCAAATGTATATGTACCCGGACAGCCAGCTTCAACATTATTAAAAATGGCAGAAGGTTTTAATTTTACCATCGAAGAAGTTGCTGTAGGTGTACACGCTTTCTATGTTTATTATAAAGTACGAGTGCCGGGAACATCATTTACAACAAGCAAAGTATATAGTTACACGAGATACGGAGAAGAAAATTTTAATATCAATGCTCCGAATGAAATTCAAAATAAAACTATAACTGATATTTCTGCAGGCAATGGGTTTGCGGTTGCAATTTATGCAACTGCGGTTGAACCCAAAGTTTGGGATTACCAGTCCTTTGCACCCGATCACGAAAAGTATCAATACAAAAATTTTAATTCATTGCCAGAATATTACAAAAGAGATGCTTTTTTCCATGCTACTCCAGGTAACTGGGATTATTCCAAATGGCTTTGGGATAGCAACTGCTGTGCTAAAAACCAAAATCCACAGCATCCTGCATTGCAGCCAGATTCGTGTTCTATATTGGGTTGGAACATTTACAACGATACTTCGTTTTTTGGAGAGGGTTATACAGCAACAAGCTTTACTCCGTTAGAATTAACTTTAGGTTTTAAATATGCTAATATTGGGTTGGCGTTATCCAACAAGCAGTATTCGGTGGGGCAATCGTTGCTTGTATCAAGTGCAAATGCCCCTCAACTTCTTTACTTTGAGGGAACGGTGGATGGTATTACTACAGGTTTTGGAGGAACAACTCTTAGTTTAAATGTCGATGTTAAATTTGTTTCTGGTTCATGTTCTTCCAGTGAATGGGTTATAGGATTAAATTACAATAAAATTGTAAATCCAAATTTACAATATAGTGGGCACCCAGAACATGTATGGATGCGAGGAGATATTCGTAGACTTACAGTGCAATCTTTTGAGCCTTTTAAAAGTATACAAAATCCACTTCAACCAAATACACGTCCTTGTCAGGGCCCCGGTGGCACAATCGTTGATTACTCATTATTGCAAATAATCGGTCAAAACTATGGAAGTTGTTTACGAGATTACGGCAACGTTTGGGCTGAATCTCGTCCTGCAATATCAACTCAACGAGACGAACAAAAACTTCCTATGGAAAGATGTGCAGCCATTAATCAAGAATGTTTTCCTGGAGCAGTACCCAAAGAAATTCGTGGTACGATACCAGATGATGTTCCCAGCATAGCTTATGGAATGGCTTTTAATACACCACAGTCATATAGAGCAACTAAAGATTTATTCCAGTTAATTACTGTCCGTTATCGTTCAAGTAGATCTAATAATTCTATCTGTCCAAGACATGATCTTCACGCTTTATCATACTTTAAATACTGTCAAAGAAATTATTATCTTGGTTATGATCAGAATAAGGATACCTGGGAAATTTATGACAGTCCCGATATATTGCGTACCCAAGGTCACAATTATATAATCGGTGTAACCAATGATGACGGACAATGGGCGTGGTACGGATCCACACTTGCTTATCCTGGATTTACGGGACTTACTTCTGGCGGTTATTTTGGTATTGGAAACTGTGGTTGGACTAGTTTGCAAAATTACCCAGGAGTTGGGCCAAATTATGCCAGAGAAGATTATGTGCTGTGGCCAAACTATGAGGTAACAAATACAAACATTGCTTATGTGATGGGCGCACATTTATGTAATGTGGATGATGAAACTGCGTGTAACAGCCCTTGTATTTCTGGGCCCAGAAGTGGGGCTTACGTTCTTCTGAAATATGCTGGTCCCGGTGGATTTATGTTCCGATATCCATGTAATGGTGCGTCTGTTATTTACGGGGCAAATGCCGGTATCATGTGGAATAGATACATTTATTACAATTTCATGCACGCAACCCAGACCCCAGAACAAATTTTATTTGGAGTGAAGACAACAATTGATCCAAACATTCCACCATCTTCGGATCCAAATTACGAAAGTATTGGATTTTTAAATGTTTTGTTAGACCCAACTAAAACAGATAGATTTGAACCATGGAAACATGGCCCTTCCACAAAATGGAAACCTTTGTGCTGGGAGTCGCGAAGTTATTTCCCAACTCTTGGTATAACTAATGGTGATGTATTATGTTTTGCTGGCAATGACATTAACCCCAACATTAGCGGAAATAACGTTCAAGTACAGACAGGAAGTATTTTAGGACAAACAACAGTAACAGCGGTCTTTACGATTCCAGTAGTGTGCAACATCTTCGACTGTTGCTCAGAATGAGAAAATTTTATGAATAATTTATTTGATGCACAATTTACATTTAATAGCTCGGGATCTGTACACACAGCCAATAATTTTAAAGTATTCTATGACCAAAATGGTCGGATCATTGATAGGAGTTCTCGTGAATTTGGAACATATAACAAACTTGTAAAAATAGAATACATCAAACTTTTTTACATCAAAAAGTATGAAATAGGACTGGGAGACATAATAGATTTTTTTACAAAAAAACTATATATAAAAAATTTAATAATGTATCTAACAAATGGAAACTGTGGTTGTGAAGAAAGAAGAAAAAAATTTAACAAATGGGTACAAATACCATATTGGTTTAAATTTGGATCTCGTAAAGGTTATTATGAAGATGAAGAAATTATCGAAATAATAAAAAATATTCGAAGAAAAAATATAAAATTACCAACAAAGGAAATACCTATGAATATCGCAGATCAGTATAAATCATTTGGTTCGGAAGGATCAACTGGAGCACCAGTTCCTGTTACACCTCCAGTTCAACCTGTAAGTGAGCAGCCACCCAAAAAAGGTGGATGTGGATGCGGAAAACGATAATTATTTGACTTTTACAAAAATAAGTTTATATTGGATAAAAGGTATATTATGAAAACTGGACTTTTAAAATTTAAATACGGAGAAGAAATTATCACGGAGTATGAAGACCGTGGTGATTTTTATTTTATACAAAACACAGCTACTCTAATTCCAGCAGACGAAGGACACTGGCATTTGGTTACGTGGTTGCCATATACCCAGATACGCTCTGGATTCAGTCTACCCAAGTCAGAGGTTTGGTTTGCAACAAATCTTTCAACAGACATGGAAATGTATTATAAAAATTGGCAAAAAGCTTTAAAAGACATGTCAAATGAACAAACCTCCTGAAAAGGAGGTTTTTTTTATTGCCCCAAAGTTATTTGCAATACCATGGATACATCTTTGACAAATTTAAGGTATAGTACAGCTGGCATGTTTGATTTTTTAAGATATATAAAAGAAGCACCATCAAACCCCGGAACACCATTTAAGAAGTAAGATTCGCCTAATGGAACCGAGCAAGCCGCGTCTATAAATGGTTCGACTATGGCACCAAACAAAGAAGAATCTGACAAATCAATTTTTAACGTTGGTGTAGAAACATTTGGTGTGGTGGAATAAGTTACCGCACTTGTCTGCACACCATCTACAATTAGTCCTAGCGTTTGAGTTGAAGTCAATGCACCGGTTTCAGAACTCAAATTTTGAAAAATGTCTATTACGGCAATTTGAACCAGTGAATAATAATTTATTGCAACAGAAATTTTATCATAAGCTATTGGGTTGAATAGGTTTTCGTAATTTGCCGAAGGTCTTGCAGAATACCAATCATAATAGTTTGTGCTGTCATTTACAGCTCTGCAATAGCGTTGACGAAGATTTTGGTTGTCAAAAATTTGTAATACAGAACCGGATGGATTTATTTTTTTTAATATTCCATTTAAGTTTGTACTAGAAGCTAAAGTACTCAAGTCTGGAACACCACGCATATATATGTTAGCAGTTACCGGAACAAAGTAAAAATTTTCATTTGTTATTGTGTTTGATGTATTGACATAAAGGATTTCACTTTTGTCATTTAATTTTATCGCTGTATTTAATTTTAAACGACCAGTGTTTGCTGAAGATCCCACAAGCTCAAGATATTCTTCATATCCATAGTCATTTCCATAGATACCCAAAAAGTTTAAGTTAAATGGGTTGTCTTTATTTACTCTGGAAATAAAATATTGGCAAGTTGCGCCAGTTACAGCAACAAAATTAAATCTAGTTGTAAAATTTGTATTTGCATACACGCCATCAAATAAAGATGATGAATATGTTTGGCCAGTAAAATTTAAGTACTCATTGTATGTACCCGTTTTGCCTGCTAGTGCGTATGTTCCATTAAAGTTATATTGAGTGGATGTGTCTTCTGAGTAATAAGTTCCACCAGAAATTGTAAATGTATTTCCGTTAGCTAACCCATCAAAAAACTTTTTTAAAAATTTTAAATCACTTGAATTGCCACTCTCAGAAAAATCAAAATAAAAACTAGTTCCACTTTTAAACACTGTTGGATATGCTTCAATCAGTCCTCGGGTAAAACAAGGGTCTGCAGAATTTCCAACAAAAGCTGATACATTTGTTGTAGTATTTTTTACTAAACTTAAAAATGTATTGGTGTCAGACATATTATGAGGCAAAATAACTCAACGATTGTGTTCCTGTTTTAGCAGCAACCCATACTATATTGGCATTACCAACGTTAAAAAACACATTTTCACCTGGTTCCAGTTGATATCCAAAAGAACTTCCTACTCCAGAATTGCCTAGATAGATTAAATCGGTATTAGTTCCAAGTGCTTTAAAATTGACTCCAGCTGCGCAAGTAAATCCAGATGTTCCTGTAATTCTTTGTGCAGAAGTTGTAACGCTTAATACCCCGGAGGCAGCTGATGTAGGTCTTACTAAACCAAATACAGATAAGGCATTATAAATGGCATTTAAAGTTACACCATTTGCATTTATTGCACTTACAATGTTAGTATCATTAATACCAACTGTATTGCCTACTGTTGCGGAGATAGCGGTTGCCCCAGACACTCCACACACAAATAAAGGTGCTGAGGCAGAATTTGTTACACCAATAGTTGGATTTATTGTAGCATTTATGGTTGCACCGCTAATTTGCACAAACATTGGATTTGCCGATACTCCCAGTTGGGCTCCAGCATTTGTAACAAGATTGGCGTAAATCCATGTATTTCCATTCGGTCCAAATACCGAAATTGCATCTTTATTTTTGTTAAGAGGTACCCCGCCTGTAATTTCAATTTTATAGCCGGTTCCGGTTTGCACATATACTGGGTTAGACGAAACTCCAGCAACATAGACCGTGCCATCCACGGTAACTGGCTGACCACCAACAATACCTTGTATGGCACCACAGAAACCAACAAGATTTGCAGTAATTCCACCAGCAATAACATTTACAGGTAATCCATTAGTTGAATCTACAATGCTCGCTGATCCAGTAGGACCGTAAGCCAGCTTTATTAGCTGGAATGCAGCAGTATCACCAGCAAAAACAACAGTGTCTGCGGCTACATAAAAAGTATATCCACCGCTTGTTATTAATACATTATCTCCGCTTGATCCAAATACTGATGGGGGCATAAGTAGTCCTTAAATGGTTCTAAATAGTTCTAGAATATTTAGATCATTTTATTTATTGCTTTAATCTCCAAATAGAATAGAATTAGTTCATGTATATAGATGACGCTGCTAAAGAAAAGTTTTCCAATAGAGTAATCCAAAGAGTAAAAACTACCAATCTTTCCTTTATGGATTGTGTTTTGGAACTTTCTGGTGAAATGAACATTGAACCAATGGCAGCTGGCAAGTTGCTTACCAAACCTTTAATTGAAAAAATTGAACAAGAAGCAAAAAATTTACATTTACTTAAAAAATCTAAAACCCGAAAACTTCCAGTTGACTGATCTGGAGTTTGAGGTATCATACATCAGTCATTTAGGCCAAGGTAGATCCTTGGGGAAAGAAAGTATATGGCAAACTTTTCAGATTTTAAGAAAAAGAGTAAGAACTCAGTCGCAGCCCTAACGGAGCGTCTTGATAAGATGACCTCCAAGGAAGGCTATAAGGATGAACGGCTTTGGAAGCCGGGTATCGATAAGGCTGGCAACGGATACGCGGTTATCCGATTCCTTCCTGAAATTGATGGTGAGGATACACCATTCGTGTCAGTTTATAGCCATACATTCAAGGGCAAGGGTGGTTGGTTCTATGAGAACTGCCCTACCACGATTGGAGAAAAGTGCCCAGTCTGTGCAGCAAACACAGAACTGTGGAACAGCGGTATTGAGGATGACAAAAATATTGCTCGTCAGCGCAAGCGTAAGCTGACATACATTTCAAATATTCTTGTTATTGAAGATCCTGCAAATCCAGAAAATAAGGGAAAGGTTTTCCTTTATCAGTATGGTACAAAGATTTTCCAAAAAATTCAGAGTCTAGCTCACCCAGAGTTTCAGGATGAGGTGGCTGTCGATCCATTCAACTTCTGGACTGGAGCAGATTTTAAGATTAAGATTCGAAACGTTGGTGGTTATGTAAACTACGACCGTAGCGAATTTGCAACCCCAGCTCCTCTTTTTGGTGGGGATGATAAGAAGCTTGAAGAGATTTGGAAGAAGCAGTATCCTCTCAAGGCATTTATTGATAAGAGTCAGTTCAAGAGTTTTGACGAACTAAATGCTAGGTTTAAGAAGTCTGTTGGCGATGACATCCGTGCTCAATTTGCAGAGAGTAAGAGCATTGAGGATGATGTGGAAGAAACTTCTGTTACTGAGGATGTGGAGGAAAAAGATCCTCTGCAGTACTTCTCCGAAATGGAGAAGGATTGAAAAAGGCCCCTTTCGGGGCCTTTTTTATTTACGCCCATTTGGGCTCCATACTCATACGATCCCTGCGAGCATCAAAAATTAAATTGTTAGGTTCCGTGGTAGGTCTTTCTTCAAATTCATCTTTATTTTTATTTGGTATCCAGTCGTTTTTCATGTCATTGTACATGTCTAACATACCAGCTCTAACTTCATTTAATTTTTTTTCCGTGTCTTCTGCCTTGCTATATGCTTCTTCAGCACCTATTTTAATTTCTGGATTTAACTCCACTTTTGCTTTGGCTGGATGGATAGCTTCGGTAATAGTTACAGGTGTTGGAGTAAACAATGTTGTTTCTGGTAAAGCCACCGCTTGCATTATTGTTTGCGATCCAGCAGGTGAATCACCTCCATCTAAAGATGGAGCTGCTACAGCAGTTTCAGCTTGAACATCTAATGAAAAAGTGTTATTCTCTTCGTTCATAATGCGTAGTACTCCGTGTTACTCATTTGTTTTTGTTTTTTAGCTTCTTGATAGTCTGCAGCCATTTTGATGTAAATGTCTCGTTCCCAGTACAGCATGTTTTCTAAATCAGACAAGGACCAGTTAAAATTATTCATTAAGGTAAAGTTTGTCTTAAAATAATCAACCAAATCAAAAAACTTTACCGATAAGTAAAAAAATTTAGTAACCCTGATACCTCCATTTCACCAGAATTTGTTTTTAACATGACATACAATTCTGGTTGTTTTTTTAAAAACTGGTCTAATTTTGGAACAACTGACATTGGAAGATTGTCTAGTACTGTTTTTATATCATCTGGCACAAATTTATTAATATCGTAAATTTCGTTTTTTACGTTTATTTTTTCAATTGAAGCCTTAACCAGATCATCTTTTTCAAGAGTGTTTAGGCGCAATAAATCTTTTACTGTTGGAGTTTTTAAATAAATTGTTATGTTGTTGCCAAGTACAATTTTTTCTTCTGCTAGAGTATTTTTTACTTTGATACTCTCGATTGGCACTTGAATTTTTTCATTATCTTTAATCAAATTTAAAACTTCATCAACGCTTTTAGATCGTACCTGTAAAAAAAGATACTCTGCGTCTGCCAAACATAGTTTTTCTATGGCTATATTTTCAGTACACGAACGCAATAAATCAATCATAAAATTTAAAGCAAGTTTTTTATTATTTTCTTGTAAAATTATAGCTATTGTTTTTGCATCCTTTACCCGAAAGGGCTTAAACAAAACTTTTATTCCAGATACTGGAAGAATAGTTTCATAAGTTGGCAATAAACTTTCTAACGATTTAACTAATTCACTCATATTATGGTGCCTTTATTGTAAATTCTCTATAGTTTAACAA